TTAGGTCTTACACCAGAACAGTACGCCAAACAGGTTGCATTAGATATGAGGAAACAATAATGGCTGAGAATCGTATAGATCGAGAACTTAAGTCCCGCGAGAAAACGACCCGCAAAAAGGCTTGGACGCGCCCCGAGGTACTACCCTCACCTAATCCCGAGCCGGGGTATGAATTCCGTTGGATCAGAGTCAGTTCGCAAGGTACGACTGACGCCACGAATGTTTCTTCCAAACTGCGTGAAGGTTGGGAGCCGGTAAAGGCTTCAGATCATCCAGAGATTACGTTGGTCACTATTGAGAACGATAGGTTCAAAGACAACGTTGTGATTGGTGGTTTGTTACTTTGCAAAGCTCCAGTCGAACTCATCGAAGAACGTACTGACTACTACAAACAGCAGACGCGTTCTCAGATGGAATCTGTAGACAACAACCTCATGCGAGAGAACGATCCTCGTATGCCTCTCTTTCATGAGAGAAAGACGAAGGTCACTTTTGGTAACGGAACTTAATTTAGGAGCTTAAAATGGCTTATCCTACTGTAAGTGGTCCTTATGGACTTATTCCGGTAAAACTGTTGAGCGGCTCTCCTTTCGTAGGTGTTACTCGTCACTTCAAAATTGCAAGTGGCTATGCAACATCTATCTTTTATGGGGATGCTGTGAAGCTCGTTACCGGAGGCACTGTCGAGCGTGATACGTTCGATGCCGCTATGACACCTGTGGGTGTTTTCCTTGGCTGTACCTACACTGATCCTAACCTGAAGTACAAGGTTTTCCGTCAGTCGTACCCAGCCAGCACTGTTGCATCTGACATCGAAGCATACGTTGTTGATGCGACTGATATCTTGTTCAAGGCCGCTGTCGTATCTTCGGGTACAACTATTGGCGATCTTGCACAGACTGATATCGGTGCTAACGTCGCAGGCGTAGACAACACTGGTGATTCGACTTCGGGCAACTCTCGTAGTGCGATTTCTGATACTAGTGCTACAACTAACACTCTTCCTTTCCGCATCGTCGGCTTGGTTGAGGAAACTAAAAACAGCTCGGGTGGTTTTACTGAGGCTTACGTTAAGTGGAACGCAGGTCACCAGTACGACAACACGACTGGCGTATAAGGAGATTTGAGCAATGGCTATTTCACGCGCCCAGCTACTAAAGGAACTCCTTCCCGGACTGAACGCTTTGTTTGGTATGGAGTACGCAAAATACGGTGAAGAGCACGCCGAAATTTTTGAAACTGAAACCTCAGACCGCTCATTTGAGGAAGAGACCAAGCTCTCAGGCTTCTCAGCCGCACCTGTTAAAAACGAAGGTGCCGCAATTGAGTATGACAATGCTCAGGAAGCGTGGACTGCTCGCTATACACACGAGACCATCGCGATGGGCTTCTCAATCACTGAGGAAGCTATCGAAGATAACTTGTATGACTCTTTGTCTGCTCGTTATACGAAGGCTCTCGCACGTGCTATGGCGTACACCAAGCAGGTCAAGGCCGCTACTATCTTGAATAGTGCGTTTGACACTGGTGTGACCTACGGCGACGGTAAGGCACTTTGCACTACCGATCACCCACTGGTTAGCGGTGGTAGCAACTCGAACGAGCCAACTGTTGCGGCTGATCTTAACGAGACTTCTTTAGAAGCCGCCGTTATTCAGATCGCTGGTTGGACGGACGAGCGTGGTCTTCTCATCGCCGCCAAGCCCAAGAAGCTGGTAATTCCACCTGCTCTTCAGTTTGTTGCAACTCGTTTGCTCGAAACAGAAGGTCGCGTGGGAACTGCGGACAATGATCTGAACGCAATTCGCAACAACGGATCAATCCCAGAGGGTTACACTGTTAACCATTACCTGACTGATACTGACGCTTGGTTCTTGATGACTGACGTTCCTAACGGTCTTAAGCACTTTGTCCGTACACCAATGTCTACATCTATGGATGCTGACTTTGATACTGGCAACAGTCGCTATAAGGCTCGCGAGCGTTACTCGTTCGGCGTGTCAGACCCATTAGGCATTTTCGGTTCGCCCGGAGCTTAATGACTAGAGGGGGGCATTTATTGCCCCCTTTCTTTTTGTGTGTTATAAAAAATTAATCCCTGACAGCTACATCCCGTAGCTGACACTAGCCGAGACAGGAGATTCACATGGCTAATACTACTTTCCAAGGTCCAGTCCGTTCGGAGAATGGCTTCAAGGACATCACAAAAGCCGCTAATACTGGTACTGAGACAGAGAACATCTCTATCACTCACGACGGTACTAACAGCGTCATTATCTTTAAAGATTTGCCTACTGCGGATCCATCTGTTGCAGGTCAACTGTATAGCAACTCAGGTGTTCTGACTGTATCCGCTGGATAAGGAGTGAACAATGCCTAGATCAGATGTTCAGACTAAGCGCGTCACAGGCACAGGATCTTTGGGTGTTGGCCCTGCGCGTATCCGCCAAGTGCAAGTTTTGAGCACTACAGGAAGCCCTCGCCTTACCATTACTGATGGTGATGGTGGTAGCACTGTATTGGACCTAGACTTTGTTGCTTCTGACTCTCACTCCGTCAACATTCCTGACGACGGTATTCGGTGTCAGTCTGATGTGTATGTAAGTGCGTTTACCAACATCACTGCTATGACAGTGTTCTATGGATAAATACTTATGCGGGCTTACTACAAGAAAGGCGGCTCGGTAAAGACCCCTGCGTGGACGCGCAAAGAGGGTAAAAGTGAGTCGGGCGGGCTTAACAAAAAAGGAGTTGAAAGCTACCGCCGGGAGAACCCCGGCAGTAAGCTGAAGACTGCGGTAACGACTAAGCCTAGCAAGTTAAAGAAAGGTTCTAAGGCCGCTAAACGGCGGAAGTCTTTCTGTGCCCGTATGGAGGGCATGAAAAAACGCAACACTAGTGCAAAGACAGCGAAAGATCCTAACAGCCGCATTAACAAAAGTTTGCGGAAGTGGAACTGCTGATGGCGTTCCTACAGTCAAATATACCGCACTTTAAATGTTGGGTTCGTAGAGAATACACGCATAATCACATGGCGTATCACGGCGAGTTTTTGCACGCTATGGTCATTGCTGTGACTACCATACCTAATCGATGTCTATCGTTTCAGGTTATTTTCACTGGCTGTGAGACAGACGACACCGATGAACTGAACGTTCATGGCGGTGCGATGTGGGCACGTATGCCAATCACGGCGCTCGTAGGGGACACACCTCTAGAAGAGTGGCCTGAGCCAATGCCGGTCTGGGCGGCTCAACCGTGGGATTGTGCGTCTCGCACGCACAGCGTGTATGTTTTAGATAGGTGTACACCGTGTCCTTGGATGGCAAAGATTGACGGTAAATTCTACCCAGCCAAGTATTACTTCACGGTAGACTACACCGATTCTGAGATCGCTGATGATCCCGCTCAACACAAACAAGCGCATGTGCTTGAGTTGTTAGACGCAGGTAAGTGGACCGGAAACATCGTAGCTTTACCGAATAACAGGGTGCGAGTGTCACATCCTGCGTGGTTTGAGATGGGAGAAGGTGCGCCTGATTTCTTACCCTCACAACATATCCATTACAGTAAGTCTGACCTAGACTATACGTTGGATGTAAACCAAGTTTTTGACAATCTCTACGCGGAGGGAGATGACGATGATGAAGAAGAAAGGATATAAAGCAGGTGGTGGTCCTTTATCCATGAAAAAAGGACCAGACGGTAAGATGGTTCCTGAGTTTGCTATGGATGGCAAGGGCGCTAATGACATGAAAAAGGGGAAGAAGCGTAGCGATGCTATGGATGCTGTTACTGGCACTGGCCCCGCCGCACCCCGTAGAGCTATGAAGAAAGGTGGTATGGCTAAGAAAGGCTATGCCAAGGGCGGTAAGGTTCGTGGTGCGGGTATTGCTCGTAAAGGCACACGTCCTTGTAAGATGCGGTAGTATGCGACGTTACTATAAGTCAGGCGGGAAAATATGTGCCAAGGGTAAGGCGTGGGCAAAGCGCACCTTTGACACATACCCGTCTGCTTACGCGAATATGGCGGCGTCTAAATACTGCAAAGACCCTAACTACGCTAAGGGTGCTAAAGGCAAGAAGGCGAAAAAGTAATGGGTGAGCTGAAGAAGTGGCGGGACCAAGAGTGGGTTCGCATCGGTACTGATGGCGAAATCAAAGGCGCGTGCGGCACTTCTAAAGATAAAAAGAACCCTGACCGGTGTTTGCCAAAGAGTAAGGCTCAAAGCCTATCGAAGTCTGAACGTTCTTCGACAGCTAAAAAGAAGAAACGTGAAGGCAAAAAAGGAAAGACGGTAGTCAAAAATACCAAAGAAGCTGAAGTTAAATTCAGTAGTGGTGGGCTTGCCCGTCGTAAGCGCTCTATAGCTCGTGGTTGCGGTGTTGTCATGAACAATAGACGTAAGAAAACGTTGTATACGTAAGGAGAGAAGTAATGGAAATATTCCAAAACGGAAGGTTCTCTACCGGCGAACCGGTCTATCAGATTGGTACTAAGAACGCGGATGGTACCTACAACGTTACTGTCTACGATCTAATGACTAAAGAGCAAGCAGAGGATAGACTTAAGTCTATGGGGGGAACACCACCCGCCGCACCTAAACCTGTAGCTAAGAAAAAAGCTCCAGCCAAAAAGAAATCTGCGAGTAAAAAGTAATGGCAACCTCAGGTACTACAGCATTCAACATGGACTTCACGGAGATCGCTGAAGAAGCGTGGGAGCGTGCGGGCCGAGAAATGCGCTCTGGATACGACTTGCGTACGGCACGTCGGTCCATGAACCTGATGACCATCGAATGGCAGAACCGTGGAATTAACCTGTGGACTATAGACGAGGGCACAATTAGCCTCACTACTGGCACGTCTGAATACGATTTACCTGCCGATACAATTGATTTGTTAGAACAAGTCGTACGTACCGGTGCTGGCAACCAATCGACACAATCTGACCTTACGATAAGTCGTATCAGTGTAAGTACCTACGCATCCATACCAAACAAGTTATCACGTGGTAGACCTATTCAAGTATGGATAGAACGTTTACGTGATAACCCCAAGATCAACGTTTGGCCTGTGCCAGACTCCGATGAATATACCTTCCGTTACTGGCGGCTACGTCGAATTCAAGATGCCGGTGCAGGTGCAGAGACTGCGGACATGAACTTCCGTTTTTTCCCATGTCTTGTCGCAGGTCTTGCGTACCACATAGCGATGAAAATACCTGAACTCGCCGAGCGCCTACCTATGCTAAAGCAGGCATACGAAGAGCAGTTTGCGTTAGCGGCAGGAGAAGACAGAGATAAAACACCGGCTCGTTTCGTCCCTCGCGCTATGAGGATCTGATATGGGTAATCGGTTTGCGTCAAGTCAAAAAGCGCTCGGCGTATGCGATGTATGTGGTTTCACGTATAAGTTGCGTGAACTTAAAAACGTTTACAAGAAAGGACGAGATACGAATATAAAATCTTGTCCTGAGTGTTGGGATGGGGACCATCCTCAGTTAAAGCTAGGTGAGTTCCCTGTTAATGATCCACAAGCGTTGCGTGACCCTCGCCCTGATTCTAATCAGTATGCGGCGAGTAGAGCGTTGGTAGAACCAGTCAAGCCGGTTGTCGGTACTGGATTTATAGGGCAAGCTACAGTTCAGATTTCGTAGGAGTAATTACTATGCGTAAGCAAACACCAAAACCTGCCAAAAAGCCAAAGTCTAAGAACAAGCAAGTTAAAGTTCGTGGTACTGGTGCGGCTACAAAAGGACTCTACGCTCGCGGTCCTATGGGATAAGTTATGAACTATACCGAGCTGAAAACAAATATTGAGGACATCACTGAAAATACGTTCACTGATGACCAGCTCGCTATGTTCACAGAACAGGCTGAACAGAAGATTTATAACACTGTTCAGATCCCCGCACTGCGTAGAAACGTTACAGGCACGTTGACCGCCAGCAATAAATATTTGGCAACACCTGCCGATTACTTGTATACCTATAGCCTAGCGGTAGTAGATGGTAGTGGTAATTACCATTTCCTACTTAATAAAGACGTTAACTTTATTCGTGAGGCTTACCCTGTACAGACTACTGAAGGACTGCCTAAGCACTACGCTAATTTTGATGATGATAGCTTTATTGTGGGTCCAACTCCCGACAGCGGGTATACAATGGAACTACACTACGGGTATTACCCTGAGTCAATAGTTACTGCGGGCACTACATGGTTAGGTGAAGAGTTTGACTCGGCGCTTCTAAACGGAGCATTAGTTGAAGCACTGCGCTTCATGAAAGGTGAGCCAGACCTCGTGCAGATGTACGAGCGCATGTACGTACAATCGTTGAAACTACTCAAAAATCTTGGGGATGGTAAACTCCGTGGCGATACTTATCGTTCAGGACAACCTCAGATACCTGTAACTTAGGGGATAAAAAATGGCAATTACTCAAGCAATGTGTACGTCATTCAAGAAAGCACTTCTTGATGGCGAGATGGATTTTAGTTCAGACACGTCAGCAACGTTCAAAATCGCGTTGTTTACTTCGTCTGCAACACTCGGGGCGTCTACAACGGCGTACTCAACAACGAACGAAGTTTCAGGAACTGGGTATACAGCAGGTGGTAACACGTTAACTGTTGTGGCTCCCACGACGTCTGGGACTACTGCGTTCCTAGACTTTGCAGATACAACGTGGTCTACCGCAACAATCACCGCGCGAGGAGCAT